GAGCCGATCCATGTCAGCACGCTGAGCGTCGAATGCACCTGTCTGCGGCTGCACGTATTCAACGCTGCCATCAGGTGGAATCAGCATCATGTTGTTGACACTCAAACCAATGGCACTATCTGACGTGTTGCCGTTGGGTAGATCGTCTACGCCTTTTCCAATAAGCAAAGGTTGCGCTGCGATATGGAGCGATTGGGTCAAATCGCTGCTCTTTTGGTAATGGCTGATGTTCAGCGCAGCAATTGGCAGCAATGGCGGGCGTGAATGCAACACGCCTAACTTCTGCCCGTAGACCGTTGCCAACGGAATCTGGCTAATCGACATGGTGCCGGATTCGATCAGCACGTAATCGCCGCCATCACTGTTTTCTTCCCACAGCTCAAACGCACACTTCTCACCGCTGCCTGCTTCAAGCACCCGCACCCGGTTTTTGTATTCAACGCCAAAGCGACCCTTGGCAACCTTGGCAACCTCTCGCATCCGTAGCTGCGTCATCTTGCCCGCAAACCTTCTCGGGTCTTGTCTCCACCCAATAAGCTGCGTGCATGGCACTTCCACCAAATATGGCTTTAGGTCTGCTGCTGCTTCATCCGCAAGCGTTTTGACGTTGCTGGTATCTGGGTAGTCAACCAAAACGCTGCTGTGCCCCATGCTCAGCGCACTGCTTAAAAGGTCATTAGCAAACTGGTCAAGATCGGTTGCTCCATCCCGGCAAACATCCTCACGCCAAGCTTCCCAAAAACTTTCGTCTCCACCTTCTAAGAACAAAGGTTTGCGCAGGATCAAGCCCGTTGCCACTCTGAGGATCTTGCTGAAATAAGGCGAGAACACCGAGCGGGCAACGCGTCCTTGGTAGCTCTCGTCTAGCTCTAACGGTTGCTGCGGCAGGTACTCATCACAATGCAGCCGTAAATATTCGGTCCCGTCCAAACACGCTCGTACCTTGCCCCAGTGGGCTGCCATTGCGTAATAAAGCGGGTCTGCTTGGTTGACTTCATCACCATTGCCCGACTGGCTATCGGTCTGCACATTCCCAGCCCAGCCCATGGCTGCATTCATGGATACTGAGGGGTATTGCGCCATTACGCTGCAGCCATTGTTAGCCCTATTGTAATTGGCTCGTTAAGGTGAAATCACATGGCGAATTATCCATGGCTGACAGCGGTCAACAGCTCGGCAGACGCTTTGAAGAGCATTTAATGAAGCGTCGAATCTGTGAACTGACCGATATTGAAGATGTCAAAAAGGTCGCGGTCGGTTTGGTTGAGCTGAACTTTGCGATGAAAGACCAGCTAAGGCAGTGGACTAGCAGTCAGGTGACCAAAGCCTAATTGTGTTGCCGGGGAGATGGATCGCGACTGACACGCGCCCTGCTTTTCCGTGTTCTGCACACGGTCTTGTATAGCTTTCAGACTGATGCACCAACACCAGTCATCAGGCTTCCCCGGCAGGTGATCAGGTTATCTCGTCTTCTTTTTGTATTTGTTGTAATACGCCCAGCCAAGTGCGGTCAGACCTTCTGTTTTGCCAGTCTTCAATGCTTTAAGCGCTGAATCCTTGGCATGTTGTTGTACGGCATCAGCTCGGGCGTAGGTAATGCACTGTGCATCGCTTTTGTGCTTAGTCATCGATCAAGACACGCAACCGCGTTCGCGAGCAATACGCACTGCCTTTTGCTGCACTGGATCACCGCCGTTCGGATCGTGGTGAGCGCTTAAATCTGTCATTTGTACTGAAAAATCTCGGAGACCAGCACTAAACTCATCATCAATTGCCGGTGCGCAAAGAAGATCAACGTAGGCATCAACAGCACGTTGTTCAACAGCAGTGAGCTGCTTGGGCTGGCTAGAGCAACCGACTAAAGCGACTGCAGCGATAGCAAAAAAGAATTGTTTGGTCATTGGTTTTAATTCAGTGTGCTCTCGCACGGGACAGGGTGGGGGCAGAGCCCCCATGGTGATCACTTTTTAAGAGAAATACGAACGCATTCGATCCAGTCAGCCCAGAACTGCTCTGGGTCGTCGCCTCGTTCCATCAACTTGTGCTGGATGTTGGCTATCTGAATGTCACGCTGCTCTGTGTTGCCGTCTTTGTGATGAGCCAGAGCGTTCAGAATCTCGGGGATGAGATCAGCGTTGCGGTCGTCGGTTGCGGTAGTCATTGGTTCGTGTTCAGTGCGGGTCCCCCCGCTTGATCTATTTATAGCACTACTTAGCCGTAGGGGTCAACCCCTCCCGCAGTAATGGTTGACCCCACGCAAGTAAGCATGCGTTGGCACTGCCTCCAATGCCCTTGCCTCTGCTTCCAGGCGATGCTGACTCGCGTCATAGTGCTGTCGCAGCGTCCTTTTGTGACCCTCAGACAGCAACGCTCTGATTTTTGCATCACTCAGCACTGCACGCCCACCATTGCAAATCTGCTGCACTGCATGCCAGCCCTCATGTTTTAACGTCTCCATTAAAGGCTCGCGGCTATCTCTAATCGACTGCTGACACATATAAACTGTTCGTTCTCTGATTTTGTAAATACCAAGCATTCCACGCTGAGCGCAAACGCCTGTATTCATGTTCGACCAGTACACACGCGCACCTAAACGCTCAATACGTGATTCAACTTCCTGGACCTCTTTCCAGTCCGTAGCTGAAACAGGGACTGCCGAAAACAGCAGCCCTGCCAGCAATGACAGCCGTTTCATCAGAATACAAATGGAGTATCTGACAACACTTCTTTAGGAGAGGAGGTCTCCCGAGTAGCAGGAGTTGCTGAAAGCCCTTTCATTCCATTCACAAACTGCATGCTGTCAAAAGCAAAGTTGGTTTTATGACCCTTGACGCCAAGCTCAATGTCTCCATCTTTGTCAAATTGCCAAAATCCAGGCAACTCATTGCCTTTGTGATACCAAGTCACATTGCCAAAACCGTCCTTCTTTTTCTCGTAAGACATGCGGAGAGAAAAGTGCTTATTCACTTCTGGGATTAGCACATCTAGATATTTTTGCCCATCGACAATTCGCCTTGTAATATCGCAATCGTATGGTTTCAATCCATCGGATTTTCTTGGGTCGCCCCACCAACAATCAACCGGGACAGCATGAGCAGGGACAGAGCACAGAGCGGCAACGCCCGCCATGCAAAACGTCTTTCGTTTCTTCAAAGTCAATGCAGCCCCGAAGACTGCTGAGTGGTTTGCTTTGGGGTTAGGAGCGGCGCTGTTCGTAGCAGCGTTGTTCCGCCCAACCAATAAATTGCCTCTGCCGTGATCGCAGCTCTTGACTGAGGCAGTAACAAGCTGAGCACGCTCTGATCTCGTGCCCGAACACCGCCATTGCTGACGGCAGCGACACCATATCACAGGGTCTACCCCTAGACAACCCTACGGCTTCCAGATGTCCAAGCCCCAGCCGTCGTGATCATTTGATACTGACCACCTAGGCACCCAGTTCTGATAGCTATAGACCACTCCCTTGCCATATGGTCCTGGGTTTGGATATGAACCCGTCAGCAGGTTCAGCTCACCGTAAGGATCGTTAAAAATGAATCCCTTGTCGTTGTAACCAATACAAACGGAATAATGACCGCCACCAGATGGATTCTGCGGCGTGCCATGGTGCAAATAACCCACAGGCGCAGGGCGTCCACGATCAATCTGTGCCTTTAATTTCTCGGCACTGCCAACCTGCACAAATCGTGCCTTCAGACCAAACGATTCAAGGCACCTGATCTGTGCTGATGCGTCAGTGGAATCGCCGTACTTTGGACGCCTGGCGTAGTAATCATTGATGTTCAGATTAGGTAGCCAATACTTTGCTGTCATCGCACATGACGCGGTAAAGCACAAACGCCAGCCCTCGCTGCCATGGTCTAACTGGCAGTCATACTCAACCGGCAACGGATTTGTTGTCTCAGGTGCTGGTGGCTGCTCTCTGTATTTAACAATCCATGCACTGTCAGACCGGAGCAAACTATCTGGCATTGCTGATTGCAGCAGCTGCACTGCCTCAGCTTGCTGCGGCTCGTCAGCGTAATACTTGAAAAAGTTGACCAGATTTTCCTGAGGCACGACTGATAAGCAGATATACCAACGCTAAACACAAGCAAATGAAGGCTTGGGCTTGCCATCACCAATGAAGTTGGTGCCACGGTTAAAAGTTCTGATCCGATGGCAGTTGGCACAGACCACATCGCATTTCTGCATCTCCAATTGCAGCGCTACCGGATCGCGAGCAACAGCACCGGACACATCAAACAATTTTTTAACGCCGGGACGGTGATCAAAATCAAGGGCTGATGAATGCGCGTTGTAACCGCAATCAGCACAGCCTTTATCCAGCTTGTATTGCCGGACAACCTCACGCATTTGCGCTGCACGCTCTGCCATGTAAACCCGTTCACGCTTGCGTCCCTTGGCATAGTTTTCGGGTGAGTACCACTGCTCTAAAAACTCACCGTTGGGGCGTTTGCGCTGCAGGTTGTACCGCCGAAAGATGAAACCATCTTCACGCACGTCACCTGATTTAAATGGCTGGTTGGTTTTGGGGTTGAGTCGTTTCATGCAACCAGAGTAACCCATAGGGCTACGCATGGCTAACTGAAGCGGAAGTTTGAGCCACCGGTCTTCCAAGGCTTCACTTGGTTGAACGCGCCCAAAATCAAATATCCAGCGCCGTCTGTCCAATGTTCAATGCCTGCGGTCTTGTCGATCACGTAATCCTCAGCACCCTCCTTATAAGTCACGTTCTTCAGTGCCTTGATCGTGTTCTTGCATCGCGGGTGGATAAACAACCTGATCTGACCAGCTGCGTTCTTGCATAGCCAGTTAGTGGCGTTGATCTTGTCTTTCACTGCCCATGGGTGACGCGGGCTGATGCACTTAAACCCATACTTACGAATAATTCCATGATCCGTCTCACCAGCTGCACTGGTCTTTCTCGCTGAACCTGTCGGATCTGGATATGCAACCAGCTCACGATCCCCGAACCGCTGTTTCAGCATCATGCACACTTCATCAGTGTTCGATTGCTTCACTGTCACCTCATCCCAGATATGGATCGTGTCGCCGACTCGGCTAGCAAGAACACCAGCCATGACAGAAACGTTAAAGTCAGTGCCCCACAAAATAGGTCCGCCCATATCCTGTACTTCGGCACTGATGTTGTCATCTGAGAAGTCAGGGTAAACGCGCCCAGTAAGCGTTTCAAAGCTGGCTAAATACTCTTGCCTAAATGTGCGTTCATCCAGCGTGCGCTTGGCAGCGGCTATCTCTTCAGCTGGGACATTGCCGCCTTCGATTGTGGTATAGCTGTGCGTGCTCCAATCCGGCTCTTCTGCTGCCTGCTCCCACAGATCGTGCAGCCAATTAAGACCCGCAGGCGTAGAAATAAACCACGCCGGACCGCCCTGATCAGACAGTGCAGGGCGTAACACCATCTCCCAAGCCTCTTGCTTGACATAAGCCGCCTCGTCAACAATGAGGCTGCTGAGACTAACCCCACGCAAAGCATCAGCATTTTCAGCTCCTTTCAGTGCAATGACTGAGCCATTGGTCAGCTCAATACTCAATTCAGATTCGTTCTTTTTGGCAAACATCTCAGCAGGCACCATTGCCCTTAGTTGACGCCATGCAATCTGCTTTGCTGATTTGTAGTTCTGCGTCACATACCAATTCAGACTGCCAGGGTTCTCAATACCCCATGCAATCAATCGTGAGATACAAAGATAAGTCTTTCCAAAACGGCGTCCACTTACCAAGATCTTGAATCTTGCCCCTGATTCCCACACCTCACGTTGTGGAGCTGTCAAAGACTCATGCAACTCATGAGCAAATGGCGTCCAGTCTTTGTCGCTAATGACAGAGACCGGATCCTCAAGCAGCGAACCGCCAGGGCACCTATCCAGGATCGACATCTGGCTTGACCTCGTTGCCGTACTTCTCGTGCATCTCCAGCAAGCCAACAACGCCATCTGAGCGCTTCAACTCCTGCGTGAGCCACCGCGGATCTGGGCCGCTGCCTGCAGCGGCGACCGGTGGATGCCGGGGTGCGGCAGCCGCCACGCAGGTGTCCAGCGGCGGCCGCAGGCGCCCGCCGGGCACCTGCGGATGCCAAGCGAGCGCGGATGTGATCAGCGTCACTAGTTGCACCATCACCGTTAATCGCGACACGGCCGGCAGCATCATGAGGCCGAATTATCGCTAGGACACCGAGGGGGCGAAAAACATGGACGTAACCGAACT